TCCGGGTCAACCCACTCATAATGCTCGGCTTGTTGCTTACCGTTAATCTTCTTCATTATGTAACGGGCAACGTACGCAGCCGATTGAAAGTTGACCTCTCCGAGGGAGGAATAACCAAAAGGCCACAGCTTTTCAAGCTGTTCGGATCTAAAAATTCTACTGCCAACATCCGTCCGCTTCCAAAGTTTCTTATCCGAAAAATCGAAGTTGAAAACGCAGGCATGGAAGTGAGGTCTGCCAAAATTTTCGCCATATTCTCCTGCCATATAAAAACGAATCGGATACTGACCCTCTACGGGGTCAATTCCTCTGTGCGCCTTACGAAGGCGCTTCATGAACTTCTGAAAATGATCATAATGCAAACTCTGGTCACTTGGCAAATTCTCATCATTATAGGTTAACGTGATAAAACAATTGTTCGTGTACCTACTTGCCTCATGCAAACACCTTATCGCCCACTGGCGAGAACGCTCAAGCCGACAACCTACGCACTGACCGCATGGCAGCGTGAGGCTGCGCACGATGTCGTGCCTGGCGCTCTCATAGAAAACAACGTCCCCAGCTGCCGTTTTCCACGCCGATAACGGGTGGAAACAGGGCACGTTACAGTCGCCATCCGCCGCGCATAGGGTTACTACGCATATTGGCGGACTTCGTCCGCATAGAACCCCTACGAAACTTCTTAGCAGCTTTATATTTATTCATTGGTCTGCGACGCATCATCTTTTATCTCCTTTTGGTGTCACCTAGCACAGTTACATCAAGTAGATCACTGTGCAGGCTCGCCCTCAACGGGCTCGCTAGGTGACGAAACGACCGCCTGAACGGTCTCTTCACGAAGAAGGCCCAATGCCTTCATCTCGTCCTTATTAACCTCATCTGAGGCAAATTCAACAAAAAGCGCGGGATCATTATCAAACCTAGCCCGCAACTTAGCAGGCAACGCAAAAAAGGAGTCTTGCGCCTCCATCACCGCATTAAGGGCAGACTGATAATCAGTAATCCCGCTAAAATCACCATATTGAGGCTGAACGCTACCAACAGGTAGCTCGCCAGTAACATTAAACTGGCGCAAAATATTATTAATATCGCACTCATCTTTAAAGGACTGCTGAGCAAGACTAGGCTCAGTAAAAACAATAGCGGAATTAACACTATTCTCATCAAAATCGAAGGTAATCGGATTCCTAACACGCATTTTCACCTCGTTAAAAATGGCTTAATCAAATCAATTATGGGCTTAAGCTGCTCAACATTCTTACCCAAATTCTCAAAATTACGTATCGCGTCAATACTAAAATCAAGCAACTGCGTTTCACGCTTTATCTTCAAAGTAGTCGCAATAATCTGCTGCTCTATCTCTCTCTGGTTCCAATTCTGAGAACCCAACAACTTAGCTTGATTCCAAAGCATATAGGCTGTCTCACGCAGCCTATCGCCCTCAAGGGGCACATTCTTAATCTCTTCGATAATCTTCTGCGTCATAGCCTTAACATTAGCCATCTGAGGCTCGCTCAGGTTCTCGGACGTCTGCGCTTGCTGAGCCGCAGCTCCAGATGACTGAGCAGAAGAATACGCTTGAGCAGCCATAGCACCAGGATTAACAAACTGGGGCATAGCCCCCCCTGGTGTGCTGGCCCCCCCTAGTTTAGAAACCAACATAGGGTTAATACCAGCAGCTTTCAAATCCTCAACTTGTCGTCTATACGACGTATCAGAAGCAGATTGTTGAAAGTCCATCTGCCTCTGCGCAGCCTCGGCAGACGCAACATTCTGCTCCTTACCCCCTATATAACTTAACGCCCCCCCAATTATGGGGGCGATAGGACTAAAAACGCCGCCAATTGTCTTGGCGACGTCTCCGATAGTAGATAACAGTCCCATTAGAAATGATCGATCAATCCAGGCACTGAATACAACGGCATAGGCCGTGCCTGACGAACATTAAAGAAAGCATCAAACAAAAACTGTTTACCATTCGCACTCGCTCCGATAGCAACAATACGATCAACCGGAGGCTCCTCATGGATAAACTGACCGTTCAAAGTAGGCAAAGACCCAAACCTTTGGGCCAAATGCCAAGCATCTAATGTACCCGATGCCGTAGAACGAAAATAACCAGTAATCTGGCTGGGCTTATAACGATACTCCGCCCAGCGCTCCTGATAGCCAAACACATTGTCATCAGTAGCTGTACCAGTGCAATAAATCTCTTTATTAAGCACTGCCTGCTCACCAAGTGTAGCAAACGCAGGAAAATAAAAATCATAACGTGTAGACCTTGACCACATACGTTGAAGGCCCTGCTGATATGTTAAATCAGCACGAACCGACACTAAACCTATAAGCACCCCATGCTCAGTAGCATTGTACGTAAATCCGTGATTGTACGCGAGAGCCGTGCCAAAAGCGGCCAAATTACCTTGCGGACTAGTATTCTGAGTAAGCCCTGTGGCGCTAGTTTGGGCAACGGGATTAATAGATACGGGAGTGCTACCACCACCAAGATATTCAGGACGCTGCAGACGAGCATCAGGACTGACAACTCCAAAATGCGAACGGATAATTTCAGTATAACGAGTACCGCCACGGGCATCCCTTTCCAAAAGTTTCTGAATCTGAAACGACTGCCGAAGCTGATTAATAGTAGCTGCAGTAGCAGTACTCAAATCCGCATAAAGCGGAACCGAATCTGAACGCAACGTACCTAAATCATCGACGAAAACAGAATCAGCAAAAGAAGACAACTTTAAATTATGAGTGGAACCATCGCGAGCATCCCTAACGGTGGGATAGTTATAACGCGTATTACCATCATAAACAACGTTAGCCTTAGTACCAAGAGGCAACGTAACAGCAGCCCCCTTCTGAGGCCAAGGAAGGGCACTAGTAAAATAATCATGTCGCTTACCGCGACGCTTTAATACATAATCACTAGGAGCATCAGGACCGTCATCAGTATCAACTACAGCAGAATTTTGCAAATTCTGATCTCTAAACCACTCATTCCAAATCAAATTATAAGCACGTGTCCAAAACGCGCAATGAGTAACCGTATTACTACCGGTTATTTGGCCTGCCGTAGGCAGTCCCATATAGTCCTGCAAAGAATTAACTGCATAACCACCGGCCGGCGATGTCATCTGCGGAACAGTGTAATCAATTGAACTATTAGGGTTAGGCGTACGCTCACCCATAAACTTCTGCCAATTGTCCCAAATTAATCGATTGGGAACAAAAAAGAAAAACGAATCAAGATGCATGTTATCCATAATTGGAAACAATGGCGTTGCAAGTCGAGCAAACGCTGTCATCTGTAAATTAATCGTATCTCCAGGAAGAACTTCATCCACGTATACAGGAATCAAATATCCTGCATCAAACGTCGTCTTATAAGACTTCTGTGAATCAAACTTAGACCGAGGAATATCAGCTCGCGGAATCATAGCGAACTGATGGACATTTACAGACTTATTACGATGCATCATCGTTTAGCTCCTAATTGCGGGGCGATCTTTTCAGATCACCCCCCTTATATTTAACTACGGCTCTTAACCTGCTTACCTAACGCTAACAGCTTCGGAGCCTCATGTAAAGCAAATTTACCATCAAAATCATCAAACATACCCAACTCGTAAAGATCAAAATCGTCAGGATGTGCAAACATCTGGTTATCGTCTGACTGACGATTAACCTCATCCTGAAAACTACGAATAGCAACTCCAGTAGCAGGTAGAAAAAATGGCCTACCATAACACTCAGCAGCCCTATCTCTGATAGTACACACTAACATCTTCATATAATTCCCTCACGTCAAACTACGTTTAAGCAAGGAAAGTCTGGCTTTAGCCACCTTTTCCTTTGCTGCCAATCTCTCAACAGTATTATCCTCATACTTGTCTCGAGCTCTCTTTTCTCGCTGAAACTCGATCCATTCAAAACTGATCGGGTCGTCGGCCTTATACTTTTTATCGTAAAAGCGAGGTGGCCGAACCTTACGTCCGTTAACCACCACATAATCGTGGGGGTAAACGTCATCCTTAAACTCTTTATACCAGTCAAAACCTATGCCTGGCTTCAAACTCATCTTATTAAACTCTGGTCTACGCTGCGAAACCTCCCCGGTATCCGGGTCAACCCACTCATAATGCTCGGCTTGTTGCTTACCGTTAATCTTCTTCATTATGTAACGGGCAACGTACGCAGCCGATTGAAAGTTGACCTCTCCGAGGGAGGAATAACCAAAAGGCCACA